AGGTAAAATAGAAAGATAAACTCTACCATAGAATGGCGTTTCAGCGTCTTCACCACCCCAAGCACTAACTGATTGTACGTTAGCATAAATTTGTTTTACTTTTGTTTTATAATCTTCTACCGTAACTGCTCTATCTTGTGACGCATAAAAACTAGGTGCATTAAATTTTATACTTTCTAATGATTCAGGATCAGTACCACCTTGTGCTGATGAGTTAACGGTAACCGTTATATCATTAAAACCTGATACTGAACCAGATAATGAAAATGTTGTAGCACCATTTGCTTCTGTTTTATTTGTTACAACATAACTTATAGAAACAATATTACCATCATCTAAATTTTTACCTATAACACCATCACCAAAATAAATTTCAAATTGACCATCTTCAGCTTCTTGTAAGAAATAAACTTTTGAAGTACCATCTAATTCTGTTATTGAAGTTGCTTTTGTATATGTGTTTGATGTAGTATCTGAAGCACTATTTTGTACTACAACTTTTATTGTAGTTGTATCTGCTCTATCACTAGGTATTAAAAATCTTTGGTCTATATCACTTGTGTCATTTGTATAAGTGTATGTAACATATGTACCTTCATAAACATTTAAACTTTGACAAGTATATATACCATCAACTGGTTGTACAATTTTGTCTGATACAGAAACAAACGTGTAAGTTAAACCATCTACTGCTGATGAAAATTTTGTACCTGCAGGAATCGTAATTGTAGATCCTGTACCATCATTGATTACTAATTTTAAATCAGCGATTGGTGCTCTAGCAGAGTTAGGTGTGTAACCTACTAATTTAGCCAATGACGCAACACTTGATCTTAATTGTGCTGTGTCTAAATACATTTCATTGGCAACAAAGTTAGCATTGTATGCCAAGTAGTGTGTATTGTATGATAGTAAGTCTAATAAAATTGAAAGAGAACTTCCTTCAAAGTCATAATCTTTAAATTCGTTTTGGTTGGATAAAAATCTTTTAAGTGAACCTTTTATGTTCTCAAAATCTAATTCTGAAATATCTAATCTATGTTGTGCCATGTTATCTTATTCTCTCTAAAAATGTTGATACTGATACTGGTTGTTCAACACCATTTATTTTAAATGAAACCATAATACTAATGCCGTTACTTCCATCATCACTTTGAACAACAACATCTTCTACTGAAACTCTTGGCTCATATTTTTCAATCGCCATAGATACTCTATCTTTTATTACTACTAATAAAGGTTCAGTTATATTCTCAAATAAGAAACCTCTTAAATTACAACCGAAGTCAGAATTAAAAGGTCTTTCATATTTGTTAGTTAAGATTATATTCTTAACAGACCTTTTAATTGCTTGTACATCAAATAATTTTGCAACATCTTTAGTTGCAGGATTTTTAGTAAAACTCAAATTTAAATCACTATAGATTCTATTTGATCTTTTACTTTTGTTAGTTGTACTTGCGTCATAGTTTGAATAGGCCATAACTATATTTATATGACTTATCTCGTATTTACTAATACATTTAAGGAACCAGAAATCATAGCACCTGCGTCTGCACTATCACTTACACGACCCCAAGGAATACCACCTACTTTAACATTAGGAGATCCTTCATTTAAATTAGCGATGTGAGATGAACAAGGTGGTATAATAGGGGGAACTAGATGTGTTACCGTAGGAGTGCCTTGAACAGCACAAACTATACCGTTTGCCTTAACGGTTCTTACTAATGAAGTTGCTAAATTAGTGATTCCATCACATGCATGACCTGTAGTTAATGGATCACCCTCTCTAACTGCCATATCTTTCTTTTGCCTCAGCTTGCCTTTGTTCTCTTTCGGCTTTTTGTCGTAATCTTCTTTTTTCTATTTCAATTGATTGACGAATCTTTCGTCCTACTGGTATTTTTAACGAATCTATGATTTTTTTGCCTTTTTTACTGATATATTCTACTCCAATCACTTCATCTTTGAAATCACCTTGAACAGACATGGTTGCTTTCTTTAAACTCATTGCTTCTTTTTCTTTTTCCGTGCCCGATTCGTTCCAGAACTTGTAAATCTTCATTTTTGCCATAATTTTCCTCAAAATTTGTGTTTTTTTTACTATTTATACGCCATTTTGTTCTCTTTTTGTTCTTACAACCAAAAAAATCGCATAAAATAAGGGTTTTAGGGCAAACTTTCGGGCATTTTTTCCCGATTATGCTTGATTTTTATGTATTTTCCTGATAAGATAATCGTATATGAACAAAAACACTATGAAAAACAACACTTTACCAAATAATTTTGTTATTGCAGATTCATATACCGTTATAGAACCTGCTTTATCAAATTTTAAACAAGATCAATCTATTACCCACGCTGAATTATTAGATTATCTTAAAAATCAACCGTTAGAAACAATCGCTGTATTGCCTAACCTAACACAATAACAAAGAAAGAGAGAAACACTATGATACAAGTATCAAAAACTGCTAAAACTTTAGAAGACGGTATCAAAAATATGATGTCGGGTGCAAAAGATGACTATAAAAGATGGTCTACAAATGCACATGGTGAACAATCGCAATGGTCAAAAGATTCTGTTGCTGCTTGGGATTCTAAAACAAAGATTTATCCTGGTAAAAAGTATATTAAAGTCGTACAAGAAAACGGCGTATTTGCGTTTATTGTAAAAGAAGACTTTAAACACTTTAAGAAAGGTGATATATTGAAGGCTGCTGGTTATAATGCACCTGCTTTAAATGCGCCTAGAGGTAATGTACTTACAGGTAATTATGTAATTCAATGGACTGGTCCTTTATATATGGATAGTCAAAGAAGATTAAGATAAGGAGAAATATGTTTAGACTTTGGTTATATATCGTTATATTAAGTTTCTTTGCAATGGTAGGAGTTGTATTTGCAAATGAAGTTATATCAAAAGATCCTAACTACATCAAAGATAGAGGTTCTATTTTAGGTGTTAAGTTTAATAAGGTACATATCGCTAACTATCAAAAGAAAGAATTAAAAAATCACAATTATACTATCATTAAAGATCCAACAGGTAGATTCGATATAATTGAAAGTATTAGTCCTAGAACAGGTGATTGTGGTACAGCAGGTCATTTCTATCAGGCAAACAAGGTTAAGATAGGTACTGGTACAACCGATTGCAATAGTAATAGATTAAGACTTGAAGTTGCAATGGGTAAAGATATTAGAACAGGTAAGAAAGATAAAAATGTTTGGTTTAGTTATTACATCTATGTACCTGATACACCTGATAATTTAGTTGATCCATTATTACAACCTTATATTACACAATTCTATGGTGCAAATTGGATAGAGTATGGCGGTCAAACCAGAGGCGGTTACGGTCCTCAATTCTCTGCTTCTATATACAATGGTAAATTAACTATGGATGGTGCTACATTAGTTGATAAAGAAAATCTAAAAGGTAAGTGGCATTTAGTTGAGTTTAATATTTTGTATAGTAGAACAAACGGTTATGTAAGGGCATATATTAATGGTGAATTAAAAGTAAATAGAGAGAACTTTCAAACAGCAAAACATAGTCATGCTCATGTTAAGTATGGTACATATATGCATCCTGAATATGGTGGTGCAGGTTATCCTACATCTTCAGGCTATCCTGAAGGTTATAAGTTTCCAGGACATACGATATACTTTGCTGAGGTTTCGTTTGCAAAAGAGAGAAGTTTGTTAAAGACTTCTAAATAATATCAAAGGTACCTAATATCATACAGACTATAACATAACACATATAGCCTAGTAAAAGATAACCTACTATTTTTTCTGGCCACTTAAACATTTTCTCTTTCTCTTAATCACCCTAGGTTCTTCTTTCTTTTCAGGCAATATTGCACCTGTTGATATATAGTGTAAAGTTAAAGGACTATTTGGTTGATAAGATTTATATTCGCAACGAATATATTTTTTAGACACGGTGTTTTACATTTATTTATAAAACCTTGCAATTCAATAAGTGATTGGTCCGACACATAATGCCATTAATAATAGCATTGCAAATAGAACTCCTGTAAAGTAGTA